CATCGACATGTGTTTGCGATCGTCGCGTAACTCGCCGGTATTCGCATCGTAGACCATCTTGTTACGATACTTCGACATGATGTTACGCATGTACTCCTCGGCCTTACCCTTTGGCAGGTTACCCACGTCGATATAGAAGATACGACGTTCGGGAGCACGTGATAGACGATAGATGACCAGAGAGTCCTCCATCATCCGTAACTGATTGACTGGTTTGAGTGCCTTATGTAGGTACGAAAGAACTCGTTTGCGTGACGAATCTGTAACACCAGAGGTTACATATGTAACCGCATCCGGTGAGATCTTGAGACCCTGAGACATCTGCGTCAGTGTCTGATTCTGATAGACAAAGTACTCGTTGACTCCCTTCACCATCTTGGTGCGAGTCTTCTCGTCGTACTCTTCCTTGACCTCACGTACCTTACGCATCTTGGTCGGATCGATGTATCGAACCTCAAGAATGCCCTTCTTAGGATTCTTCGGATCGACAATCTTATGATAGTAGATCTTACCGTCGATATACCAACGACGAAAGATATCGTGTCCACGAAAGTTAAAGTCCAGAAGTTCGACAACATTATCAAATTCTTCATAGATCACATCTTTGATCTTATCCGAAATTGTGTCTTCTTCCAGATCATCGAGATTGATCTGAACCGGTGCGGTTGAGTCGTCGGATACGATTGACTCGTTGACGATATCTTCGATCGCCGCATCGCACTCAGAGTTCTGTGCCAGATCTCGATATTTGTAAATAAGATCGGTGTCGGACGAATTTGCTCCGCCGTCCATATCGACGTACGAACCATAATATCCACCGGCATTGATTACCTGCCCGGTGCCGTCCTCCGCGGTCGGAGCGACAAACGATAGTTTATTGGCATCTTCTTTATCGGTTTGAGATTTACGCTTAACCTCGAAACCAAATAATGAAAACCCTTGTTCGTCGTTTTCAGCCATTCTTTACTCCACCAGTTACAAAAATAAGACATCAGGGGAAGAAATTCTTCCCCGTCAGTCTCTATCAATTATTTATATAACCCTATTACGAGGTCGTACCAGATACCCAGTAATCAACCTGAAGTTCAACCTCAAACTCCTCGATTTCGTTCTCAGTATCATAGGATACGTCGATCGCACCGATGGATGTCGGGAACGCCCCACGGAAATCATAACGCTTGACCGCAACACCCGACTTATCAAGTTGTTCGACAATCATGTCGGACTTATAGTCGGCCGGGTTTGTCAGACCAGCGTTTTCCTCATGGGCGTTGATACCGTTTGACCAACGTTCAAAGGCATTACGAACCGCAAAGTCCGTGTCGTTAATGATGGTGATTGTCCATGGTTCGAACGAACGATCACCGGCGATCTGCAGATTACGACCACGGAAAGGAACCGTGATGGTCTCCATCGTGGACGCGGGAAGCTGAGCCGACTTACACATAAATGAGGTAAGCTCAATATCTCCCGCAGCATATGCCGGAAATGTGACCGTCGCCCGAAACAGATTGGAACGGGCACCGCCGCCAATCAGTTTGGACTTAAAGTCGTCTACTCGAAGTGTCATTTTATCCTACCTCTGTTTTACTGACCGGCGATCTCGCTGAACTCAACCCCGGTACGTACCGCGATGAAATTAAGCGTGATAAAGTTGATGGAACGAGCCGGCTTAATAAAGATGTCGGCAACGAATCGATTTGAATCGATGACTTCCGGTGTGTTATTTGTGTCATCACAGATCACCTGAAAGTCGGTCACGCCGCGTCGACCCTGTACGTCTCGCAAGAACGGCTCGACCAGATTACGGAACTGAGCCCGTGTGAACTGATCGTTAAGTTCGAACAACTGAAACTTGGCGGCCGTTGAGATCGCCTTCTCCAGAGTGATGAACAACCGACGAACGTTGATACGATCGAATGCCGATGGGCGTGACTGTGCGGTCTTGTCACCGAACAGAACGATACCCTGACCGGGGAAAGAAACGATCGGATTGACACGAGCCTTGTACAACGTATCACGTTCGGCCTTGCGAGGATTGAACGCAAGTTTAGTAACACCGCGAAGTTGACCACGATTGAAACCAGCAGGTGAGAACCATGGATCTTGCACGTTATCGGTAAAGGCACAGAGACCCGCAATCGAACCGGCAGCGATGATGTAGCGATACACGTCATTGAACTTATCGTAGACGTAGAGTGCACCGGAATCAATGACACCGTACGAGGACGACGTGACCTGATCGGCGAAGTCCTTGACGTTTGTTGCTGCATCGACGGTATTGACGGTAGCAGAAACATTCGGTGAAACAAATGCGACCACGTCCTTACGTTCCTCGGCGATACCGATGAGGTGATTCGCCAGAGTGACATCGTCGCTTCCACCGACTGCGGCACCGATCAACAGATTGATATCGAGTGTCTCTGAATCGTCGAACAGGTCGTATGCAGTCTGAAGTTCACCGACCGTAGGATCGGCAGCGGTACCATCAGAACCACCGGAGAGTTCGTAGTCAAGAACTGTGTCCGATGTGGTGTATTCAAATCCTGTCGATGTGGAGACTAAGTTAGCGGTATCAGTTGTCTTGACACCCGACTCAGGAAGTTCCGAGTCCTCAACACCAATCCAGACATAACGTGACTGGTTGTTGATCACATCTACGTAGTAGTTTGTCGTACCGTTGGACTTCTTCGCATCGGCAGCCTGTGACAGACCCGAGAAGATCTCGAGAACCTGCATCGCAGTACCAGTGATCAAACCGGTCTCATCGACCACAACGATATGAAGTTCGTCGTTCTCGACACCACGATCGGCAGCAAAGTCTGTGGTGCTTGGTGCAAAGTCAAAAAGATCGGTAAACATCGATGCTTCGAATGACGTGCTGTTCGTCAGAACATACACACCGATTGAATCGCCGAGTTCACCGGGATACTTGGCAATGAATTCGCTTCCGGTAGTAAATGCGGTGCTCTCAAAGTTCTCTTCGTTCTTGACGAGCACGCCTGATCCACCGGCGTTTGCGTTGAGCTGACCGTCATTTGCGGTACGAACGACACGAAGATCGTTTGCATACTGCAGGAACTGTGCGGCCGGCATAAAATATTTGAATGTTGTGTCGTTGGGTTCAAAGAATCGTTCTACCAACTGATTTTCTGATCCTACCTGAACAATCTCTTCGACCGGGCCCCAGGCAAACGCGCCTGCGATTGCTCCGATCGACGTTGAAACGGCAGGAACCACATTGGTAAGATCGATTTCATTGATCTCCACACCGGGTGATACCATGAACATACGGGTGTTCCTCTTTCTTCAGCAGAGTTTATAAGAATCTAGCATAATACGATTGTCTTCATTGATACTATTTATAAATAACGAGATTTCTCAAGAAAATGTACCGAAATATGGGTCATCTCCACGAGTCCAGACCTCTCCATCAATGACTTCTGTGTTCTGATCAAGACCATTGTCGATCTCTCCGAACGGCAACATATCATCTTCGATCAGTCTCATCTGCTCTTCATACATCATCTTTTTGATGTCGACGTCTGTATAATCGACAAAGAGTGGTGTACTTGTGAACCAACCAAAAAGAACGAGATTCATGACCAGATCGTCGTGATTGCCGTTAGAGGCCTCGAATGAAGATCCTTTTGCCACGAACGTTGAGAGTTCAAGAATCGTTTCTGCATCACGAACTTTCAGTTGATCCTGCTCGATAAGATCCTTGATCGTTGATGTACCGATGCGCTTGACCTTACGACTCATCGTCACACCGATCGAGTTCGCCTTGACCGCAGACTCGACAAAGACATTCTCGTACTCAAGCTCGTAGTACAGACCGTTGCAGACGACCTGACCGGCATCGTTCGACTCGATGACAACATATGCCTCATTATACGTCTTGGCATACTTGTATATAATATCAGGAAAAAGTAATGGTGACATCATGTTGTCACGAAACACCGCAATCTGACGAAATGGTTTACTCGAGACATCGATGATGTTGAACGTCGAATAGTCCTGTCCACGACCCTTGGCAACATCGACAAACATCATGTAATCGGATTCTGAGTTCGGTCGTTCGTAGACCTTTACGCCGTCCTGTTCATAGATTGGATTCTCGGCCTGCAAATTCAAAAGTTTGTTACCCGAGATCAACGTATTACCCGAACCAATAAAGTCTACGTTATACTCCTGTTTAAACTGCAGTTCCGATGTGTTTGCGATCGTTTCCTGCTTCCACTTCTCGTCTCTTCCCGGTACGTCCCACCAGTTGACGGTAAACGGATGAAAGTTATTTGTTTTCTGTACCGCACCTTCCCAGAGTTTATGAAAGACGTTGCCGATACCGTTCGGTGTCGAGGTAATGACGATCTTGGTGTCCTTACCCGACGAGATAACCGGATACGTCGAAGTATAGAACTCCGAGTCGTTGTTGACGAATGCGAACTCATCTAAAAAAATCAACGAACAGCTCATTCCCCGAATCGAACTCGATGACGTCGAAGAAGAAATGATCTTTGAGTTGTTCGAGAACTCGATCGACGTCTTGTTAAGTACTTTGCATCCTGGCTGCAGAAAGAACGGCAGATTCTCGAGCATTAAAGTAATGCGACCGAGCATCTCCTTGGCGGTCGCACCTTTGTTCGCCAGAATGGCCACGGTCTTTTCGGGATAGAAGATCGCATACCAAAGAAGATACGCGCAACTCGTGATCGACTTACCGGACTGACGACACGCGAGTACGATTGAGAATCGATTCTCGTTAAAGTGATTCACCATCTTTTCTTGATAAGGATATAACTTAAAGGGAACCAGACCGTCGTCGAGCGAAATGACCCTGACGTAGTTCTCGGCAAAGTATACCGGATCTTTCAGACAACGAGCATACTCATTGATCTCGTTTTGAGTCCATTCCTGTTCGACGCCGTCTCGCTTGATACTACTGTTACCAAGGTAGGTGATCGGCGAGTTGCTGCTCTGCATTCGCTGATCCGACATCTAGTCCTCTTCGTCGCTGTCGCTGCCGTCGTCTTGTTCTATCGTTGTCGATTTTTCATTGATACGATCGTGAAGCATACGCTGCAGTTCGGTGGTTGAACCGACGTACACGTTGTTCTGTGTCATGGAGTTGGGTAGTTGTGGATTGTCTGTCAACCGCACTTCCTTCTTTTTCTTCTGCAACTCCATCAGACGATCGGCGATCTCGGCGTTTT